ATATTGACAGAACCAGTACCCGCTATTTCAGGCAAAATTCTGTGAATATAGACTTTAGAAGAATAAGGAACAGGACCATTGGCAGTCTGTAGTGCAATGTTAGTACGCTCAAACTGAGAATCAATGGCAGAACCCACAAATGAGTTACCTATGGATGTCTCTATCAACCTAGAGCTAGAAACGCCTCCACGGGCGTATACAACACATCTAGAAGCTAAATTAAAGTAATCAGGTGATGAGTCTATCCATCTAGGTCCTTCAGTGCCCATACAAGCGTTTTGGATGTCTTTAGGAGCATTCCATACCTGTAAGTCATATCTCCAAGATAGCATCTTGTTGCACCACCCTGTGGAGGTCAAATCAGGATAGTAAATCTCAATTTGATACTTTTGGGTGTTGTTAACCATAAACACCCTGCCAACATATGCGGGGTTCAGATTAGCAAAGAAGTAATCTTTAACCTTTTGGTTGCCCAAAGAACTAAAGTTAGATCCATCAAACACCCAAATATCACGGGCATCAATGCCATAAACATTGGCATCTGTATTTGTCCAACAGTTATTGTTAAACAATCCCCTGCCTTGGTTTAACAAGCGAACACCAAAAATTGGTGCGGTAGTATTTTGGTAAGAAATGGGTGAAAAAACTACTGTATCCCAATAGGAACACACATAAAAGTTACCACCAAGAAAAAATCCATCAATTAAAGGACCACGGACGGGAACTTCTTGTTCATTGGCCACGTTAGATAGGGTTGGCTCCCATGTTGTTGGATAGCCTTGATTGGCAAAAGCTTGCGACCATCTGACAGTTGTGGGGTAATTATAAGTCGTACCGCCAATAACTTTGGTCAGATTTCCTGCAATCAGGATATTTCCCACATTGGGAGAACAGAAATTACGGACAAATCCTGCTCTTGTAGATGTTACGCCAACATCATAATTCCATGCAGCATCAGAAGTTACTGTAATTTCATTGCTTGTTGGCAAGAAATACATGGGGTTACTAAGGGTGTCATTGATAAAAAAGACATTTCCAACCCAACTGGTGGTGATATTAATGTCTTCTGTATAGCCAGACAAATAAACATTTGGATTAGCCCCTACGCCTGGCGTTATGTTGGATATACCCGTAGCCGTAATCATAAACCACTTACCTTGGCTAGATGAATTACGGGTGGCCACTATGTACACCCAAGAAGTCTCTGAGCGAAACCCACCTTCCATAAAGATAGGCATATCAGTAATGGTAGAAGCAATCTGAATCTCACCAAATATTTTCTTAATGCAACGTACATCAGCTTCAATATTCTTCCCACTGTTGTACTCATTTGGTCCTAAAGCGTTACTAGGCACATCAGGAGTAAAACTCATTGATGTAAATGGAGTACGGAGGCGGGAATAATCGCTCATGTCACTTCTTCCATCTGCGAAAGATTAGTCAATAGACGGGTATCTGTAGGGTTGAATTCTAAAGCTTTCTTACAGAATTCGATAGCCTGTTCTTTTAATCCAAGCCTCCAAGCCGCAATACTGGCGTAATCGTATGGTTTTTCAGTCCATACGCTTGGGTCCATTGTGTAAACGGCTTGTTTATCAGTAATACTGAGGGCTGAAAGTGCTGCACCATAGCTCTCAGGCCACATACTTAACTTGTAAGTTGCAGTGGCCAATTCACACCAAGGTTCACGGGTATCGGGAGCTTCAGCGCAAGCCAATCTGTACCACTTTAAACCTTGGTAAATCATTCCCAATTCTTCATGGGCTTTACCTAATAAACGCATGGCATAGCATCGCTCATTAGGCCAAGTAGCTTCAGGCATAGCTAGATAATGATTTAAAGCCTCTATAGCTTCTTGCCAACGGGAATAAAAGGTAAGTTCCCGTGCATGGTAAAAAGCGTTTCTAGGGCAGTGTGGGTCTTCTTTAATAGCCAATTCAAGCAATGGCATATATTGACCACGGGACTTAGTATTGTCAGGATGGTGGCTGACCAACAACATATCCGTATGCGCATAGATTTCCTGAATTCTGCCATCAGGACGGGGATATTCATGGACTGGATGATGCCAGTGATATCCATGGCGGTGGTGGATTTTCTCGTAAAAAAAGGAGATTCCACATCCCCAATCAAATTTGTAGCGCAGTCTGGTAGTTTCTTCTTTCCAAACACGCTCAATTTCCTCACGCCAACCTTCTTCCATAACCTCATCAAGGTCTAGACTAATGCAGACATCAAAGTCTTTGGGAATCATCGCTAGGGCAGCATCCCGAGCTTTATCAAACCGCCAAGGGCTTATGCAAATATCATGGACTTTTGCGCCACATTCCAATGCTAGTTTTACAGTGTCATCAGTAGAGCCTGTATCTGCAATCAGGATCAGGTCTGCATCTTTTGCTGAATCACAAAAACGCTGAACAAATTGCTCTTCGTTTTTACTGATTGCATATACGGCTATTTTCATTGCTATTCCTATGCTAGTTTATGGTGCGTCAGGCCAAGTGATTGTCCAAGGGAATCCTGATTGTGCAGTTATATCCCGCAAGGCTTGGCGGTATGTAGCCCAAGCAGTTTTGTCAACAGGGGCATCAGCCACTTGTGTCCAATCGCATTTAGACAATTTTTCATCACGAGTTTGACGAACAGATTTAGCTTGCTCTGCATCTTTTGTGGCTTTGTAGGCAGCTTCTTGTTCTGCGGCAGTTGTTTCGCCATCAGTAAAGACAGGGCCAAGCACATACTTTGTGTACCACTTACCATCAATCTGCTCAACACCAGCATATTGAGAGTATTGATAAACAGTACCACCAGATGCTTGTGGGCCTTCCAAGACTACATCACCACCAAACTCATTGATCAGTTCTTCAGACAATTGCTGGGGCATGGATGTGTTGGGGAACATTGCACGAAATTCTGCTTCGTACATGACTGCGCCTGTTTGTAAACGTATTTGCATTTTGATTCCTTATGCGATTGCCAAAAAGATGTAAGAGCCACCGCTTACGTTGATGGCGGCTAAGATGGTTGAATTTAACGCAAAGCCTGTTGATACTGTTGTGACAGAACCAAGTGTTGCAGTTTCTGCGGCTGTGCTATTTAAAAATAAATATGGGTCTGTTAATGTAGTCATGCCACGGGCTGTGTCGTAGACATACCAACCACCGGTTGAGTCTGTGCGCTTGATGAGAACAAACCTTGCGCCTGTTGTAAAACTACAGTTAATTGTCTGAGTTGTGCCGTTGCCTGTGTATGAGCCTACTTTGGAAACCCCTGCACAAGTGGCAAATAGATAGTTGACATAAGTTCTGCCGCTTCCATTAACATAAGTTGATGGGCCAACTGTAAAAATACTAGATGTAGGTGCGGTGTCATTCCAAGAACCATAACCATTAAAGTAAAATTCATCAATTAAATTTAAATAACCCGCTTTACCTGCGCCTTCTGAAGCAACATAAACAATCCAATTGGTACTACTGTTACTCCTGCATTTAACAATCATCATCTCAGGCACTACGCCTAAATTGTGGCTAACTGTTGCGCTCCCTCCAACCCCTGTATAACAAACCTCATCAAAGAAGCTGGGGGCACGTCTGAACATCCACTCAACTCCATTTCCGGTTCCGGTAGAAATTGTTTGTTGAAACGTCCCAGTTCCAAGGCCGTATTGCCAACTTGGGTACGAACCTTCAGCAGCAGTGCTTGCGGACACTAGATATTTACTGTCCCCTTGCAGCCTACTACCCCAATAAATTCCACCGCCAGTACCTCTATCAAATATGTCCCAATTTAAATCTAAAGGAAAGTTAGGCGTAAAAGTTGTTGTTGCCGCAGTGTATGTTTGTGGACTAAACACACTAGTCCCCACAGTAGGCACTTTCATCGGGCCTCTGCGAATGGCTATGTAGATGTAGGTTTGACCAGATTGATTAAACGCACCAGTTGTTGCAACCACATCAAACCCAGTTGCTGTGGGGCTAATTGCATCCGTACTACTTTCCGCATCAGAAGCGTTTGGAAATAAATATGCGTCAGCAGAACCAACAGGCATTCCACGCATATTGTCAAAAATGTACCAGTTAGCGGCATCAGAAGACTTTTTAAGCAAAATCCATTGTGGCTCGTACCCAAATGTGATGGAATTTGGATTTGACCCTGTACCTGTATAAGACCCACACGAAATCACATTGTCTGTACCAGTTAGGCCAAAGCCTCCTGCGTTGTGGGCGAATAGGTAGGCGGTGTAATTTACATCAACTTCATTAACACCAGAACCTGTGCCACCTACTGTAAATACAGAAGCAGTAGGGCTCGTATTATTCCAACCACTAAAACTTGCTGATGCGCTTGTATCATTCAAATTAAGTTTGTTTGATGCACCCAAAATCCTATGGTATGTATACCGATTTGATCCGTTACTTGAACTTTTTAAAAAAATACAACCTGGAACAGAACCTAAATTATGTGTTAATTGCCGACCCGCAACACCATCACCCGTAAAACTTACAGAATCAAAAAATTTTGGTTGTTTTGCAAATGTCCAACTTACAAAATTTGCGCCATTTGTATTAACACGAGAATCACTTCCTAATGTACAACCATTTGAGTTATAAGAAAAAACAACATTTTGGGCAAAAGTAAAAGGGTCTCCTAAATTAGAAAAACCAAAAACATTAGGTTGTCTTGCTAATATATGATTAGAACTAGAAGTTCTGTTTTTAATCCAAACCAATCCACCTGCACCCGCTGTTGTACTCGTAAACGGCCCATAAGTTTTAACAGCCACTGCGTTACTGTTTGTTATCGTAAATGCGTTGGTGCTTGCATCAACAAAACCATTGGCTTGGCAAGTCAACAATACTGTTCCACTGATAGCCGTTAAAGGTATTGTAGATGGCGTAAAGTCGCTTGTGTAAACAGCCGTGCCTTTTACTACCCGAAGGTTTGAAATATATCCTTGGACGTAATTGCCATTATCTAAACGTTTTCCAATGTATGCAGTTGCGGCTTGACTAACTGTGCCTGATACAGTTGCTGTTGATTGGACTACACCATTTATAAATATTTTTTGAGTAGTTCCGCTTCTTGAAGCCGCAACGTGAATCCAGTTATTTAATGTAATAACACCGGCGGGGGTTGGTTGGTCAGCACAATAGACTGTGCCTGTAGTTTCATAATTAAATTGGAAAGAATTTGTAAGGCTACCCCCACCACCCGTCCATGTTGAAAAAATATTTCCGTTGTCTGGAAATCCAGTAATGAATAGCCACGCTTCAATGGTGTAATCACCCGTAAATGTAAAACTGCTACTTGCAGGTACAGATAAAAAACTACTGGAACCATTGAAATACCCAGAACCCCCATAATTAGTCCCGAGATTTAACCCGTTAGGAATACCTTGTATTGAACCATTACCTGTATAAAGGTATGTGCTGAACACATCCTCAATGTAATTAGCTGTGCCACCACCTGTAGCAACATTATTTGTTTTACTTGCAGCAAACATTAATTAATCCTTACTGAGTAAAGTTTTGACCAACAGTCACGCCATACCAACTTGTGCCATCACTAAAGAAAGAATAAATATCTTGCTTGGATGCGGTGCTAGTAATTGTTGGTGCAGTACCGCCCGACCAATTTACTGTTGACCAAGTAACTGTGCGTGAGCCTGTGGCATCTTGACGCAAGAACATAATAAAAGATTTACCACTTACTGCGGTAGGCATGGTAATGGTTGCATTGCCTGTCAAAGTAATGATCTGCACAGTGCCGTTGGTCAAAGCCAATGTAATAGCAGTTGAGCTATTTGCAGAATATGGCGTTTCAACGTAATTGGTGACTGTTGGGTTGGTCAGTGCAGCGTTTGTGTTAAACACTAATAAACCTGATCCAGTTTCATCTGATACGGCAGAAATTAAATTGGCACTTGTTGGTGTAGCCAAAAATGTTGCCACATTAGTACCCAAACCTGACACACCAGTGCTAATTGGCAAACCAGTAGCATTGGTCAATATCACGCTAGTTGGCGTTCCAAGAATAGGAGTTACCAATGTTGGGCTAGTTGCAAATACTGCAGAACCAGTTCCCGTCTCATCGGTCAAAGCCGCTAAAAGATTGGCAGAACTAAAAGATCCTAATGATGTGGCATTTCCAACTGAAGTAACTACACCAGTTAAGTTGGCGTTTGTTGTAACAGTTCCCGCAGTTAAGCCAGCAGCAGTGCCTGTAATATTTGTTCCAACCAATGCACTAGGTGTTCCAAGCGCAGGTGTTACAAGTGTTGGTGATGTAGACAATACTACAGAACCAGTGCCTGTAGAAGTCGTTACACCTGTACCGCCCCGATTTACAGCAACAGTTGCACCATTCCATGTCGCAGAAGTTATAGATCCCGCATAATCAAATGTATTGGTTGACCAAGATACGTTAGAAGGTGCGTAATTGTGAACGTCCCATGTACCTGCAGCAGGGGTTGCAACTAACAATAAAACTTCTACATAACCACCCGATTGAATGGTTGCAATTGTAGTTCCAGAATTATTTTGAACAACAATAGTTCCGCTAGTTTGGTTATTGTTAAAAAAGTAATTAGTTCCTGCAGTCAAAGTTGTTGCACTAGGAAGTTGGTAAGTTTGACCACCAGAACCTGTAACACAATAATTAGGAGCAGATGCCGCAGTTAATACTGTTGTTGTCCCTGCTGCCGCTACATTAACAAATCCTTCTGTTATTGAATTGATTAATGTATTTTGATTTGCATCACGCAACATTACAGAACTAGCACCGCTAGATGCCGTAACACCTGTACCGCCATTAAGAACAGGCAATGCCGTGCCACTGTATGTCAAAGCCAATGTGCCACTTGCAGTAATAGGGCTTCCACTTACTGTAAAAATAGATGGGGCAGATAAAGCTACTGAAGTAACTGTTCCTGATCCTGTTCCTGATGCGCCCGTGGGACCAGTAGGACCTGGCGTTGTAGAGGCAGAACCTGTAGGACCAGTAGGCCCCGCTACTGTAGAAGCCGCACCAGTGGGCCCTGTGGGTCCTACACTACCAGTGGGTCCCGCAACACTTGATGCAGCTCCTGTGGGTCCCGTGGGTCCCGCATTTCCGATGCTTCCTGTGGGACCAGTTGCGCCCGTGGGTCCCGCTACACTACTTGCAGCTCCAGTGGGACCTGTGGGTCCCGTTGCGCCTACACTACCTGTGGGTCCTGCTACTGTAGAAGCTGCTCCGGTAGGACCTGTAGGTCCTGTATTTCCTGCGGGGCCCGTTGGTCCTTGAATGCCAGGCGCAACCCAAGATGCAGGTGTAGTCCAAGTTAATGTTGCTGAAGAACGTGAGTTAACAAGTGAAATAGAAGCCCAAACAACATTTGTTGGGTTAGTAGGCGGTGTTGTTGACCAACCTGTAGGAGGCGTTCCTACATTAGTAGCAAAGTTCCAAGAACCTCCTGTTGGCGTAGCTGGCGCAGTGGCTGATTCTTTAAAAATAAACCATTCAAAATACGTTCCACCAAAATTAACAGTGTTGCCGTATAAACCAACCGATTCGGAACTTCCGTAAATACTTGTAGCCATAATTTTTCCTTACTTGAACGAATAGCGGTAGTTACGAGGTTGGAATTCGGATGTCAAATGTTGATCACCACCAAGCCATTTGCCTTTGAAATTTTGATCCTCAATTAAACCATACGCATCTTCGTATCTAGCATTCCATTTTTGAGCTTCTTCGTTGTTTTTATTCTTATCGTAGTAAGCCCACAATGTGCCGTACATATAACCTTCAGGGAATGAAGCCAAAGCAGCATTGTTTTGCACAATTGGCTCTAAAGTGTCGCCTGTTGGTCCAAACAAAAATGGAAATGTTTTTTGATAGTAAGCTTTAATGTTGACGTTTTCACCAGGGTTGGGCGTAAACACATACTTTTGACCAACTTCAGAAAATGAAGCCCGTATCACTCTTGGTACACCAAATGGGCGTACATACAATTGGTCAATCATGCGTCTACGAATAATTTCTCGGTCACCTACTCGGTCATAAATAATCCAAGGACCCATAGAGGCGGCAGGAGTGCCTGGCTCTACAGAACTATTAGGCGTTTCTTGAAAAAACAAAATTGGTTTGTTCATATCCGCAGGAATATCAGCCATTCCTTGAGAATCAGTCAACAAAACTGCGGGTGTATCGCCATAAGGGTTTGAACGCAATGCAGGAATCTCAATAGTTCTCATTTTCAGTTCACATAACTGAATACACGACATAATTTCTGATGTGGATTGCGTAGGCAATTTAAGAATAGCTACAGGATATGTAGTATTTGCCCAAATGCTTTCAGTATCGCTTACTGTGACAGAAGTTCCAGAAACAGCTAAAACAGTTGTGTAAGACTTTAAAACGCTTGTGCCAATAAAATCACCAACCAAAATAATTCCATCTGCCGATGCAGATGTTGTGATTACATTAGTAGAAGAGTTAAATGATGAGGCGTTTAAACCTGTTGTAGTTGGGATGGCTCCTACCCATTGTGCTACTCGGCTAACAAGAGCGTTGCCAGATTGGATAAAAAGAGCCATAAAAAGTCCTTACTTTGTCGGAACAATAGGATTATAAGGTAGTGGTATTTTTCCGCTAGGGTGGCACACAAAATCACTGTAAAACTGATTAACAATGGCATAAAAAAGAATCTTGTCTTTTTTGTCCATTTTGATCAATTCCCAAGGTCTGTTGTCAAACCATTTTGAACTTATTTCATGTGCAAAACACTTGGGTAAATTCATCGCTTCAAAAGTGCCCGCAAATAAAGGGTTATCCGTTGTGCCAATAGCTTTATAAAATTCCCTGCGGTCTTTGCAATACTGCCTAACAGATTCAACATTTTTTTGCTCATATTGGACATAGCGTTCACCATCTAAAGCCCCAACTTTGTAATTCATGTTAGGTGTATTAAATGTTTGCGACCAAGTTCCCGATTTAACCTCGTTGAACATTTTGTCGTTTTTAATTAACACACCCTCTACGCCAGCCTCAAGAATACCTTTTGTGTAGTAATCCTCGTTTACTTTGGCTTCTTCATTATTAAGATTCAATTCCATGCTTTACTCCTTGCCAAAAGAGCCTCAAAAGAAGCCCTTTCAGTAAAGATGATTAATCCTTAGTATTCATCTCAACCATGTAACCTTCAAGCACGATGTGATCTGTAGCAGTAGCAGTATCACCAGTGATGGTGATTGCCTTGTTAATAGATGTATCGATTGAAGTGTAAACGGCAGCAGATGTAGATGCACCACCAATTAATTGGCTAACTTGAGCAGTCAAAATGCCACGATTGCGGAAAGCATTCATAGAGCTACCACCAGTGGACGTAGTGTATGAAGATGCAGTACCAACAGCAGTGCCACCCAAATAAACAGTACCAGTTTTAGCACCAGCAGAGTTATTGCAAGCCCAGTTTGCCACAACACGGACTGAACCATTGTTGCCCAAAGAACCAGCGGGAAGAGTAATGTTGATCAGTGTAGTTTCAGTGGTAGAACCAGTGAAAGAACTGTTAGAGCCTGTAACTGCAGTCAAAGTGCCTGTAGGAACAGCAGGTTGGAATGCAACAGAGCCAACACCATTTGCTACGCCATACTTGCCAGCGTAAACAACGCCAACAGTAGTGCTAGAAAACACAACATAGTACAAACCGCCTGTTGAATCACCACTCACTGCGGAAGCAGGGAAGTAAACAAAAGCATTTGCGTATGTTGTTGGGAGTGCAGTACCCAAAGTTACAGTGCCGCTAGTAGCAATAGTGCCAGTGTTAGCAACAATAACGGGAATACCGCTTGAACCCAAAGTGCGGGGAAAGTATTGAACTTGTGCTTGTTCAGCAATAACACCTGTAACGTCACCAGTTGTGGT